GAGCAGTCCAAGCTTCCTGCGCATTGTCATAAGCAATGGCTTGGCCTTCGTTCTTCACCGGGGCGGCGGAGAAGCCAGACAGCTTGGTTTCCTCTTCAAAACTACGCTCCGAGGTCTCGGTCTCGTAGATTTCCTTGTGCTCTTCGCCGTAGCGAGCATATTCCAAACCAAACAAAGCGTTCAGTCCGGGGAGCAGCTCTTTAAGTAGCTGTGCGCGTGAAATAGCCATGATTTACTCCTTAAACACCAGTGGTGTTGTTGTATTGATGAGTGTTGATCTTCACCAATAGTTCGGTGTAAGTGTCGGCTGCGGTAGCAGTTTCAGGCACTACGTCGATAACACGGATTGGGATAGTCGCGGTAGTACCAGCACCGGTCAAGGTAACGGCGTAGGCAGAGTCACCAGTGGTGGTGTTGCCAGCGTTCAATACCAAGGCCAAGTTGGAACCAACCACAGTGCGACCTGCGGAACTCATAGTCGTGCCGGACGAAACCACAGCGACCTTGAACAGGGCCATGGGGTCATCCACAACGTATGCGTATGCGGGGTTGGTCGAAGTCGAGATAGAAGCCGGAATGTACTGACCCTGAACGGTTTGACCGCTAGAGTTTACATACTGACCGCCAACAACGACGCCAACGATTGCACCAGAATTGGTGGTAGTGGAAAGAACCAGATAGCCAGTGCTGTCGATTTGAACCGTATCACCATTGAAGATGGCGGTAGCAAACGAAGCAGCAACGGGAATCTGGCGGATAGCGCCAGCGTAGGGCATGCCGTCAATTCGATTGACAGGCTTTAGGCCATACGGAGCGCTAACGGTAGGATAAGCCATAGTTAACTCCTAGATTAAGAACCAGAACCGAAAACTGCGCCTCGGGTCACTGTGGAACGACGTTCCTTAAACAGTGGCATCCGGGGGTCGTTCTCGCGCATGAAGCTGTTATCTACCGATTCCATCTGCGTATCCGTTTGTTCTTGGAAATACGCATTACGTTCAGCGGTAAATTCAGACGGGGTTTTACAGAGGATGAGGCCACCCACTTCAATCGCATCCTTAAACCGAGACGTTGCCTCGCTAAAAGTATGCGCTTCAGGGTGCTCCGAAGCCTTTACAGGCTCCCAACCCTCGCGGAATTTTGCGGAAATATTTTTGGCATCGCTTACACCGTTAAAGCTAGTTCTAACCCAACGGAAATCGAAACCTGGTTCGGGGTCTACATGTGGCAAAAGTTCTGCTGGAGTCCATTTTTTACGGGGACGAGCTTCTTTTTCGCGGCTATCTAGAGCACGACTCATACGATTTTGTTCAGCCATTATGGTTTCCTCATTTCTTCCGCAACTTTACGAGCATAGAGTTCCAAAGGAACGCCAAGCCGCTTAGCGAGCTGTACCTGCGTTGCATTCAGCACGATCTTTCGAGGTGCAGTGCTGCGCGTTGCCGGTGCAACTACATTTGCTTTCGGGCGCTGAGAGTTAGGTGCATCAGCGGGTTCTCCAGAGGCAAACTTCTCCGGGAACACTTGTCGAATCCGTCCGTTGAGCCGTTTGTAGTACTCATCAGAAGTCGGGTCCAGACCATCTTCCACGACCAGCTTTTCATGCAACGCAAACGCATAGCCAGTCATTTCCCTGTCTTTCCCAAACCACGGATTGTTTGATTTCCAAACCTCCGCTTTCGGGTCAACAGGCGCAGTTTGCGCGAATTCGTCAGTTTGTACACTATTTTTATCCTCTTGTAAAGGAGGAGGCGTGTAGTTATTAACCCGGTCCAGCTTTATCCGGGCGGTAGTCAGGTTATCTTGGGCCTCCAGCAGGGCATCTGCATCCCCTGACTCGTAGGCTTTTTTGTATTTGTCCTTGGCTTTCTCAAGCTCGTCGGACACAACCCGTTTGGCAGACTCCAGTAAGGCTTCTTGGTTAGTACTGAGAGAACCCTTGAGTTTCTTGTTCTCTTCAATAACTGCCTTGGCCAGCTTGATCGCCTCTTCTTTCTCTCGGGCGTGGGCTTCCTTCGCCCGCCGCTCGTCGTGGTAGCCCTTGCCAAGATGTGCCAACCGTTCCTTCAACCGCTTGTCGGTATATCGGGACAGCTCTTCGTCGGTCACATCCTCTGGGGGCGTGGGCAACGCAGACTTATTACGGTCCGCCTCCGGGGTATCGTCAACAATCTCAATATCCGGTTCGGGCTCTACTACCCGTCCACCAGCCTTCGACTGTTTTGCCTCAACCTCATCCGGAAACTCAAACTCAGTTTTTTCCATTTCAGCCATAAATTACTCCTTACGGGCGTTCAATACCACGGGGGTCTTGCACAACAGCTTCTACCGAGTCATCACTAATCAGCCGCCACTCAGTACCGTGAATCTTCATCCGGGTACCGGTGTTGGGGCGAACTAGGACAAAATCTCCTACCTTACAGCTTGGCCCGCTCGGGAAGCGCTTCTCATCCCCATATGCATCCGGCCCCATCTTGGCCACGAACAATACTGGCGACAGTAATTCTTCATGGTGCATCATGGTGCTGGTTTTCACAAAGTTAGTCCCCTCAATCTGCTCATCTGCCTTGGGCAGCATGCAGAGCAGGTGGAACGTAACGGGGTCGGGAACTTGACGCGCTTTCTCTTCAGTCGTAGCGGGAAGTACAGTAGCTGTTGCACCGTCTTGACTTACGAGTATTTCATTCATCGTTGGCTCTTTCTATACGAGTTTTGAGGTCTTGTATGTTGTAGCTGGCGTGGTCAAGACCTCGAATAACACCCACCAACTCCCGGTACTCGGCGTAGTCTTTAACTGCACCAGTACAAAGCTTGTCCACCGCCTGCTGGCGGAACTCCGTGTTCTGCTTTATCAGCAGCTCAAACTCGTTCATTTGTCACCTCCGGGCGGTTTCTTGGCCGCATCAGCCGCCATCAGCATCTGTTGAATCTGTTGCGCGGTACTCAACTTGTGACCCCGCTCAGCGTGGTCCAGCTTCTGCTGGTGGACCTGCCCGCCATGAGCCATCTCCTGCTGATGACGCTGCTGCAACATCTGCAACGCTTGCTGTTGCTTGGCCATTTCTTGCTGATGCTTCTGCATCTCCTGCTGGTGCCGCATGGCCATGACCGCGGGGTCTTCCTGCGGCTGTCCACCACCGGCTTCCTGCATCTTGATCTGCAACTCCTGCTGCTTGATAGCCAGCTCGCCTTGCACTTTCTGCGCCTTGGTATCCGCGTCCTGCTTCTTGATCTGCAACTCAGCCTGCTGCATCTGGACGAGCGGGTCTTGCGCCATCTGCTGCGCTTGCTGTTGCTGTGCCTGTGCTTGATTCTGCTGGAGCAACTGAGTCGACGCTTGGGCCACAAGCTGCGACAACTGAACTTCCACTTCCTCCGGAAGCTTCTCGTTGGGCTTGGGCAGCGGAACACCCATCTGCTCTTCAATCTTCTTGCGGTACAGGTAGGCCAGATGTTCTGCAATGTGCGCTTGTATTGCTGCCATCATCTGCTGCGCCATCGGGTTCTGCCCCATCTGTTGCGCGATCATGGGGTCCTGCATGAACGTCGTATGCACTGCAATATGTGCATCATGATCTTGGTAGATAAACGCTTTTGTAGGCTCACCCTTGAGGAACGACATGTTCTCACTGATGGGGTCACGCGGAGTCTGGTCATCCTCGATGGGCACCAACTTCTCTGCATTCTTTATCCCTAGGACCTCAATCATCTGACGGTGCAACTGCGGCAGGTCGTAAATCTGCGGAGCGCCCTGCGACAACTGAATGACCGCCTGATACTGCATGATGCGTTGAGCCATCGTGCTGCTGTTGGGGTCGCTGACCGGGATGACCTCAACCATGTCGTAGTCCGCTTGCTTGACCGCACGGTCACCACCAACGGGCTCGTAGTCATAGTCCTCCGGCATGTTGTCCCGGATGATGTTCTTGAGCAGCTTGAACTCCTGCTTCATGGAGTTGTGCACGCGGGCTTGGACAGCCCCCATGATCTTGAGCTGCCGCTCAAGCAACGCCAGCGTAGTCCCCACAGGAGACTGGGCACTCATATCACTGACTTTCATGTCCGCGATGGAACCCAAGCGCAGACCTTCCTCGGTGATCTGGTTGAGCAGCGCCAACAACACCTGACTCGGCTCCTTGTACGGGAGCGCCATGATGTTGTCCTTGATGGCCCCGCTCGGGATATCCACATCTCGGAACTCTCCGGGTGCGATGGGCGTGTCATCACCCTTGACGCGCATGCCGCGTGCTTTCAGCCCGCCCGGCAAGTTACTCAGCGTACCCGCATCAACCAGCTGCCTAATAAGAGAAGTGCCAGCGCGGGCGTAGCCTCCGATGATGTGAATAAGACCCATGCCATACGCGCCGAAGCCCGGGATGTAGTCATACTGCACCAAGTGCTGACGCTTCTGATGAGTCTCATCATCTTCCTCCCAGTTACGGTAGATAGCTAACACATTGTTTGTGCCCTTGTCGATAGTGATGATGTAAGGCAGCGCAACTCCATCCTCCGACTCATGCCCGGGCAGGTCGTACTCAACCTGCACCTCATACAACTGATAGCGGTCATCATCCGTCAGGGTGTAGCCTTGCTCGTCGGCTTTCTTCTTCTCCACATCCGTGAAGTTCATCACCGGCTCACCGAGCTCCACATCCTTGTAGAAGCCCGCCACTTGCAGCTTCTTCAGGTCATTCTTTGTTTTACGCATGATGTGCGTAACCCGCTCGGCGCTGCGTGCACCGCTCGACCCGTAGGGAATAATCACATCCTCAGCAGGCACGAAGATAGCTGTCTGCCGACCCAAGCCCGGGTCCTTGTACACCTTCTTGAAGGCCGCGCCCGCTAACCCGAGGTTGAACAACATCCGCTCGTGTTCAGGCCGGTACTCCGGCATCTCCTCAGTCAGCCGGTAGTTCATGTCATCCCGAACCCGCTCAGCCGCTTCTTCCTTCAACCGGTCGATGGCTCCAACAATCTCCGTCTTGACCGGGCCCGCCGCCGGGAACGTCTCAGTGATAGTCTCGCTCTGGAACCGGATGGCCGCTTCGGTGAGCACGGTGGAGAACACCCCACACGCTCCGTTCCACGGCTCAGTACGTTCCTCGTACTTCATACCCAGCACGTCCAAGCCCTTGACGTAGGTATCTGTCCAGTCCTTGCGCGACTGAATGTCCGCCTCGACCAACTCCATCAAGTCGCCCGCAATCTCCATCAGCTCGCTGTCGTCCATGTCCTCGGCCAGATTCTTGTTGAACTCGCTGTCTGCCTCTTTCTCTGGCTGCAACGTGATCTCAACCGACCCGTCACTCATCGTGACCGCATCTGGGTTATCAATCTCAATCTCTAGGTCCGGCTCCATCGAGTCATCCATACTGCCCAGCCCCATCGGAGCCGCGTACATACCCTTATCCATCAAACTTGTGGCCATATATGTCCTTAGTAATACACCGCGTTACGGCGTCTGAAAACTTTTTCCTCATCCGGAGCATCACTAGGCAGTCGCAGAAACTGTCCTTGCCGGAACCGCATCAGGGCCAGAGTCGTAGCGTCAACCAAGTCGTCATGCTGGCCAGACGGAAATTCTGCAATCTCGTCCACTAACTCTTCAGCCCACCGGGTTCTAGGTATCCATACCTTGCCCGAGGCAATTATGTCTGATACCGAATTAAGGCGGGCGATTTTGTCCTGACCCCTACTCGGTGTGTAGTCCTGCACGGGGATACCCATGGACCGCAACTCATACACCAGCGGCGCACCCGTGGCCTTCTTCTCAATCAGCACACCGTCAGGTTCCCACTCGTTGTACTGCTCCAGCACGTCGCGTTTCAACTCAACCCACTCGACCCGTTTCTTGTACACGTTCAGCAAAATAATATTCGGCTGGGTCTCATCCTCATCCAAATAAAAAACACCCCAAGTCGTGCCCGCTGAAAAGTCAGCACGGTTGTTCTTCTCGAACGCAGTATCCCAAGTCTGCAATATGTAGCTACAGCTAGGCGGAGTTTCTTTCTCCCACCATTTCCACCAGTCCCGCTTGATGATTGCTGACTCGTTGCCTACAGGATTTTGCTGATACTGCGCTTGCCACTTGCTGTTGGGCAACTCGTTGCGCAGCGCCTCCAACTCCTCCAGCGACCAGAACTCAGGCCATAAGGGTTTACCCGAAGGCATGATGGCGGGAAACTCGATCACTTCCCACTGCTCTCCTCCCCTGCCCGCGGCTGCTTTGAGCACCTGCCCGGTCAAATCCCGTTGCGCCCACCGCGTCATCACAATAATAATTGCCCCGCCCGGCTGGAGACGTTGGCGTGGCCCGGATGTGTACCACTCCGTGACCTTATCAAACACGTCCGGGTTGGTTGCAGCGAGCGCAGCCTCCTGTTCCGAGTGCGGGTCATCAATAATCAGTAGGTTTGCACCCTTCCCGGTGACCGTACCCCCCACACCAATAGCAAAATAGTCGCCGCCCTTGCTGGTATTCCACCGCCCGGCAGCTTTGGAGTCCTGTTGCAGGTGCAACTCGGAGAAAATCTCCTTGTATATGTCCGAATCGACCAGATTTCGCACTTTTCGACCGAATCCAACCGCCAATTCGCCCGTATTTGAGCTCTGAATCACCTTTTTATTAGGGTATTTACCTAGAAACCACGCTGGCAGCAGATAGGAAGCAAATTCTGACTTGGTATGGCGGGGTGGCATGTTGATAATCAGCCGTTTGCACTCACCACTCACGACCCGCTCGAACGCGTTGGCCATAATTTTGTGGTGCCGACCGGAAATGAACTCCGGCCACACCTTATTCACGAACCCCATGAACGTATTCTGGGCTTTTTCTCGCTCAAGAAGCTGCCAGCGCTTCTCCAAGTCCTGCAAAATCTGAAACTTGCTCGCCTCGGGCAGCTTGTGCAGCTGCGAAAGCAGCGCCTTGAACTCTGGGTCCAAGTTTTCTATTTCACGAGTCTGCATCGCCCGCGTCCTTTACTTCGTCTGCTTTCTTTACTTCGCCCGCTTCCTTTACTTCGCCCGATTCCTCCAACCCTTCCGCTTCGCCCGTTTCCTTTACTTCGCCCGCTGGGTCGTCAAGCTCAATCGCCCGGATAGGGGTTAACCCTAACTCTTCGTCAATGTCCATGCCCAGCGGCGTTGCGTCGACCGCGTGCAAGCGCATCATCTTTCTGATCTTGTCCTTAATAGCCTCGTCAATATCAGATACGTTGTTATAGGTCACGGTTATCTCGGTCTTGTCCGAGAACAGCCCGACGTCGGAAATCTTGCCCAGCATCTCCGTCGCCTTAATTTCTATCCGCGGGTCTCCGCACCCGGCTAGGTCCAGCAGCTTGTTGGTCACCACTTGACGTAGTTCCGCTGCGTCTGCAACGAATGGATTGTTGTACTCCCGAAGCATGGTGCCAATCCGCTCGGCCACGGATGGGCGCTGGAGGGCTATCGGGTTCTTCTCAATCTTTGGTTTGGGTGGACGCCCGGGGCCCCGTTTGGGTTTGTCGGGGGCCATCGCTTCTTCGTACTGCTGCTCCGCCAATTTAGCAAAGTCCGCAAACACGGCGTCGGCTTCGGTCTGGGCGTCGGGGTCTTCAGTGAATTCCGCCCCAAGTCCTTTGAGGACGGCGGCGGTGTTGGACGCAATCTGCATGTTCTCACGCAGAGTCGGCGCTACTTCGTCTTCCATACTTGTCGGGTATGGAACAGTTTGTTCAGGTGTTATATGCAACATCATGGAGGAAAGGGGTGCACTCCAGAAAAATATATGAGCAGTATACACATATAGAACCCCCATGCAAAGGGGGGCCCAAGTTTTTAGAAGGGGGGTGGGGTCAGCCGGGGTACCTTTTTAGTACCCGGGGGGTGTTTTTAAATTTTGCTCTTCAACCGTACGAAACACTGTGTAGGTCCTGGGACCCTTTCCGGAGCGAGATTTTGGGGGGTGGGGTACCGGTACCGGAGCGGGTTGACGGCGATTTTTTGTGACGTCACCGGAGCGGGTTGAAAGCGAAATTTTTTTTCCACAGCATAGAGCGCGGCGGGCGGCGCTCAGGCCATCGTTGCGTGGATGTGGAGAATCACCCTGAATCCTATGGGTTTGATATAGTAACTACATGGGCAGCGAGATTGGCTGGCCATTGGGAATTGTCGTCAACGTTGACGATTGTTCCTAGGGCGATATAGCCCTGCTCTTACTTGGAGATTAAATCATGGCGAAACCCGCTGTTACATCTCAGGCCCTGCCAGAGCAAACCATCGTAGCATCCGCTGTCGCGGTTGTCGTGCCTATGATTGGCGACCGTCCTGCGGCTGAGCTGCAAGAAACCATCTTCGCCATTGGCGAAGAAACCTTTGACGCTGAGGGATTGATGGCGCGCGGTAAGGCGGCGCTCGATGTGCTCGATGCCAACCTGCACGATATCGTGCGCGGTCTGGTGTTCACCGAGTTCGGTCTGGTGCGCGACTTCTTCAAGGCGGGCATTGTCGATAAGGGGCGCACCGAGGACGCGGCGCAGAAAGTGTGGGAGCGCAGCATAAACCGCGTGGTTTCTACCTTTGACTTCGTGCGGCCAAAGT